ATGAATAACTGCACCACTAAAATTAGCGAAAACGCACAGGTAATACCGATTGATCGCAGCTTTGACTTCGATGATTTCGACGCTGCCGCATGGGAAGCCAAGCACGGAAGACCGCACGCAGGAACAGCCCTTCTAAAAAAGATCGTCAACGATATTAAGAGCAAGGCGGAAACGGGCTACCTGCCGTTGGACTCGAAGATTGATAGCCCCCAATGGCCGGACAAAAGCGGCGAGAACGGCGCTCCCATCAACACATGGCAGAACCTGCAATGGATGATGAACCAATACGGAGTCAAGGCGCGCTACAACGTCGTAAGCAAGGATGTGGACGTAACGCTACCGGGAATCGACTTCGGCCCGGATGCATCGGCAAACTGTGTGTTGACGGAACTGAGCACGATTTGCGCTCGGAACAAGATGCCGAAATCTGAGTTGGCCGAGCAAATCAAACTGATCGGTGTACGCAACCAGTTCAACCCCGCACAAGAATTTATCGAATCGAAGCCTTGGGACGGTGTTAGCCGCTTGCCCGATCTATACGCAACGCTCAAGACCGCGCCGGGTTACGACCGCTCCAACATGGAAATGCTGGTGCGTCGCTGGCTTATCTCTGCCGTTGCCGCAGTATTGAAGCCTACGGGATTTTGGAGCAAGGGCGTCTTGGTCCTACAGGGTCCGCAGTCGCTTGGTAAAACGGCGTGGATCAAATCGCTATTCCCGGAGGAACAGCGCGGCTTGGTCAAGATCGGGGCCAGCTTGGACCCCAGCAATAAGGACAGTGTATCGAGTGCGATTGGACACTGGATCGTTGAGCTAGGGGAACTGGATGGAACGTTCCGTAAGGCGGACATTGCCAAGTTGAAGGCGTTCATCAGTCAGGACGTGGACATGCTGCGCCGCCCGTATGACCGGTTGGAATCGCGCTATCAGCGGCGCACGGTGTTTTTCGCATCGGTCAACCCGGAAAAATTCTTAGCGGACGAAACCGGTAACGTGCGGTGGTGGACGGTTGCGGTAACGGACGTGAACTATCAGCACGGCATCGACGTTCAACAGCTTTGGGCCGAAGTCGCAACGCTATTTGATGCAGGCGAACGCTGGTGGCTGGAGCGCGACGAAGAACGGAAGCTTGCCGAAGTCAACGCGGAACACGAAAACGTTGATCCGCTGGAAGAATTGATTCTGTCCCGGTTCGATTGGAACGCGACAGGCGCAGCGCGCGCAATGACGGCGACGGAGGTTCTGGTCGAAGTCGGTATGACTCCGAGCAAAGCACTGAGCACGCAATGCAGTGTCATTCTGAAGAAGCTGACCGGCAAGGATGCCCGGAAGTCTAACGGCCGAAAAGTATTCGCACTGCCGCCGACGCGTGGCGACTCTGGATTCTAAGCGTGCGAGCGAACAGCGGAAAAACAAACAGGGTCCAACTTGGACCCTGTTAAAAAACGTTGGACCCTGCCCTAAAGCCTTATCCAGTAAGCGTTTCCAGCTAACAGGGTCCAAGGGTCCAAAGAAAAAAAGAAAAATGGGGGTAGTGAAAAGCAGACTAAATGAGGTCTGCATTCCACTGCCTACCCTATATATAGGAAATGCTGGACCCTTTGGACCCTGATTCTCGCAAAGCCTTATCCAGCAAGGGTTTCATCAGGGTCTACGCTGGACCCTGCCTAAATCACTGGACCCTGTGCCCTGTCAGCCTCAGTTGCGCGCAGAAAAATATTTTTATAAACCCTCTTTTTTCGCTCCTAAAACGTCAATTTTAGTAGTGAAACGATACGGCACACAGTAAATAGTGTGTACGGAAATTAATTAAGGAAATACCCATGACCGAAAAGAAAACCCGTGGACGACAGATTCACGTCGAAATGCCTGCCGACGAATACGACGCGTTCAAGGTGCTCGCAACGAAACAGGATTTGAGCATGCAACAACTTGCCCGCCGATGCATCCGGGCATACATGGAAGGCGTGACCGCAGCCATGCGCGTGAATTCGCCCGTAATCGATTCTGACGCGGCTAATCGAAGAATTCTTATGCGTTTAAATCAGATGGACGCCAAGACATTCCAGCAGGAAACCGGATTACTCGCTGAATCCTTTGAGGGTGCCAAACGTGAACTCGCACGGCGCGTTGCAGCGAAAGACAAGGAACCACAATGACGCTGGCAGAACTCGAAGCCCTACACACGAAACAGCTTGGAATTCTGTCAACGCGGGGATTACGAAATTCACTCGTTACCGTATCTCAGATGATGGATACATGGATAGAGATACAACGCTTTCGCGTCGAACCTCTCTATAGAACTCGCAAAACACAGGAACAACAGTGAACAATCACACAATACAGATTCAGTTCGTTAGTCCACACACAAGTTTCCTAAATGTTATCTCAGCGGCCCCGCATCCCGAAATCACCACGCGTGTTGGACTGCTTCCGTTTGGAATGAAATGTGACGCGATTGTGGCATCAGCCAACAGTTACGGGTGGATGGGCGGCGGACTAGATTTGGTTTACCGAAACGAGTTCGGGTTTGAACTCCAGTGGACTGCTCAACGATTCATTACCGACAAGTATGCAGATGGGTACATCCCGGTTGGTGAATGCCTTTCGGTTCCAACAAATTCACCCACCATCCCTAACGTGATCTTCGCGCCGACGATGAAGCAACCCAACCCGATAGCCGATCCATGCATATTGGAAAACGTATATCTGTCGATCTTTCGGACGGCCTGTCATCACGGATATAAGAACATCGGTATTCCCGACTTAGGAACTGGCATCGGTCGTGTGCCCCCGGAAACTAGCGCACGATTTGCCATTTCCGCCTTCAAATCATTCAAGGAACAACAATGAAGCGAATTTACCGCCACCCCGTCGGCAACTTTGCATTGGCTGCCGCAATCGCAGCCGTTCTACTCTCGACAATTATTTCGTGCCTGCCGAAGCTGCACTAATACTCACCTAGATTTACAGACTCTCCAAATACCCTAGCGAGCAGTATTATGAACAATGGTTTAATGAATTTCGATCCGGCGCAAACCGTCGTGACTATGAATAGTCTGCAAATTGCAGAACTCGTAAATATTCGACACGACAACGTAAAGCGAACCATCGAATCTCTGGCTGACAGGTCTGTAATCTCACTTCCTCAGATTGAGGAAGTCAAAGTACAGCGAGAAAGACGCGCGGAAAGCGTTTCTGTCTATGTCTTCGCGGGAGAACAAGGCGAGCGCGACACCACAATCTTGGTTGCACAACTTTCCCCGGAATTTACAGCGCGTCTTGTGGACACGTGGCGGGAAATGAAAGCGGCATTGGTCAAAGTGTCCAATCCCTTCCTGACCGCTTCCCGGCGCGAACTTCTACAGGTTGCCTTGGAAGCCGAGGAACGCGCGGAGAAGGCGCAAGCACTGGCAGACAAGCGAAAGGAGTATATCGCGATCTATAAAGAGAACGAGATTTCCTATCAAGAAGAAATCACAGCCAAGGATGCCGTAATCAAGCTTGCGACGCCTGCTATCAAGTTCCAGCAGACTTACGAACAAACCGGCGAACCTTTGGGATTCCGGGCAGTGGCAAAAAATCTGCGAGCAAACGAACGTGAATTCTCTTCGTTCCTGAAGGATAAAGGAATCATGTACAAGTCTAAAAACAAGTATGTTCCTTATGCGGGATACGTGAACACCCCCTATTTCTGCTCCAAGGTTAATTATGTGGGAAATCTGGAATGGGAATTCACGGCGTCCGGATTTATTTGGGTGAGTCAGTGGTGGGCGAAATACCAAGCTGAGAAGCGGATTTCGACCATGCCTAAAGGTGGTCTTTTTAATCGGGGTGCGCAATGATTGATTTCGACCGATACGACGCGCCCACGTGGGACGACCTGCCGCTCACCCCTATCGATCCGGAATCAGATGGAGATAACGCCAAGCGGGACGCGCTGCGCGACTCTTTCGCGGAATTCCAAGACGGCCCCGCCTACAACTTGCACCGGAACATGATGGCGGGCAACGCCAGTCCGCGCATGCTCCGGGATGCCGTGCGCCGTCTGGCGAACATGTTGCAGGTTTCCGGAGAGGTGGGCGACTATCGGACCGAGGCGGAGATCGTGAATACGCTCACCAATCTAACAATGGTCGCGCAGAAAACAATCTATGAATAATGGGAGGTTTCATGAGTTTCTACGAACTCGGACGAAACCCCAGAAATTATTCTTGCTCGCCGTCGCCTTCTGCTTCTTCCTCATCTACATAATTATTAAGGTACGCGGCAATTACATCACCGTGACATGGGAGCGGCGCGCAGAAGCAACCCAACCTGTATCCACGAAGCGAAAGGAGCGCCGATTTCCGATCTGGATCGGTGATAATTTCAGATTCGAAATATTGGCGATACTTTTCTATCACCACCTCCCGACTGTCACCACCGGGGCCATGACCAATCTCAAAGGGATTTCCCCACCGAGTCCCACGGCCGATGTAAACATCAAATTCCTCGTCTTTCTTTTTGTTTCTGACCGTGGTGATTCGTATTGGGATAATCCGAATGTGCTTTTTTAATAAGCGAGCAAAATAGATAATATCAGCAAGATCGTTTCCACCCCAATACACAACAACGTGCGTACATGCTGTGACAACGCTTTTTGCGGCCATCCGTGAGTCAATTCGTTCTTCACGGAGGGGGAAGTTCAATCTTTCGAAGTAGTCCCGAGCGATGCGTTTCGCGTCTTGGACAACAACCACCTCGGCGTCCGTCAACGCCCCAATAATACGGTCCATCTTCGCGGCAAAAATACGCCGGAAAACGAAACCCTCGGAGAGTGCAACCAGTACGGTCGTTTTGTTTGCCGCTGCCATATCTACCATTAAAAGAGGTGCGTTACCTTTAGCCTGTTATCCCATCTGGAATTCAAATATTCAACTGCCAACCTTCGATGACAATAATGCGGCGTGTCTTCGCTGCACAACAGACACCCCTTGTCAAAAAGGGCAATGTCAAGGTTACTTTCGACTCGACGCTTTGCCAGTAGTTCAATGTACTCCGCAGCGTACCGATCCCAACTCAACTCCTTTTTCTGGTATCGCTTGAGCATTTCCTTCTCGGGTGCCAGATCGCGGAGTTCGATAAATTTCGCACCAACAAGCTCAGACAGAAAGTATTTAAGGTCAGGCTTTTTAGCAAATCCCGCGAGCTGCGAGACGTTATTGAGGCGAACGTCGAGCAGTGTTTTCACCTCCGCCTTACGCAGCAGCCCAAAAAATTTCTCGGCTGATTTACTTGTGAAGCCGATTGTCGTAGTTTCCATAACGTCCTTCATGTTTATCCTTAGGCACCCTCTTCCGGTTTAGGCATTACCGCCGCGATCAGCTTGTACCTGTAGTCAAGACCATCACCATTTGTTTTATTAATAGGCTTTGACAAACTGATGCAGAGCAGACTTTCACCGATAGCGTAGTAACCATCGTCTTTGGTGTGATATTCAGATTCGATAACTGGGTCGGTTATGTCCAACCCATATCCCATTCCGTTGTACTGAAACCACCCAACGAGCTTCACCTTCTCGTAGTAAATGAATTTCTGGACGTTAATCTCATCGACTCGTATCAACGTCAGAGAAGAAGGAAGCGTCTCAGACTGCGCGAGCGGAATTTCATTGTTGCTCCCTTTCTTACTGCTTCCTGCGTTGACGAACAGCACCGGTGAATTTTCCGCATAGCTGGCCGCAATGCTCCACTTCGCTGTACCCGTCTTTTGCCACCATTTGGTAGCGTCTAACACCCAGTTCTCGGTTTGACATCCGTGCGGATTTGCCTGAAGGAGCGGCACTTTCAGTTCATCAAGGACCTGTGGCAAGCCTTTGTTTCCGTGGTATTGCTGCTCGGTCGTCCACACGCTTTCGTCCTGCCTTGAACTGACCGGCCTTATCCATTGCCCCAACTGACCGGAATCAAGAATCTCCCGCCCTGCCACGCAACGGCCACCCGGTTTGCGAGAATTTGCGAAGCACAGAATTCGTTTCGTTACCATCTTATTACCCCGTGTCTACTATTTTTTTTGGGAAGACAGACAAACCATTACCAACGTGTAGCGGGATTATTGTACGTCAGTGGCTCGCATTGGGCGGGTTTGCGCGATCATTCGTTTGATGCCACCGCAGGCTCCGCCGCCATTTCATCCGCCGGGTATAGCTGAAGCATGGCGCGCGCGGCCTCAACGTTCTTCGAATGCAACCATTCGTCATAGTCCTCCGGCCGCAAGATCACCACCGAACGCTTTTCGTCGTTCGGCTTGTGCATCCGCGACATGACGGGATGCCCGTCCGCATTGACGGTCAGCATGGTCATGCCAATCAAGGACCGCCCGTCCTGATCCTCGTAGCGCCGCCATATCCCGGCCACGCAGTACGGACGCCAATCGGTCAGGCCGATCCGATGCCAGACGTTTCGGCCCGTCTCGTAACACGGTTCGAAGACCCACTGAGCCGGAATCAAGCAGCGCTGCCCCTCGCGCCACGCCTTGCCGTAGAGCCGTGACTCTCCGACCGTTTCACTCCGGGCGTTCATTGTGTCGAGCTTGCGTCGCTTCTTCCCGTTCTCGTCCACACGATCCGGCTGCATGAACTTAGGCCAGAAACCGAACACGGCCTTTACTACGCCCAAGCCGTCACCCGTGGCGTACGCGATGGGCGCGGCATAGTCCGGGTAGACGTGCGGTTCCCAAGGATCGCGTCGGTACAAGTCGCCAATGCCAATCTTCAGCTCACTGATGCCGGGGTCTTCGCCCGGTGCCTTGTAGTTAGTACACATGCCGATCCCCATTTCTAGGACTTGACCGAACCATAGTAGCGCGGAATACACTGTATATCCATACAGTCCTCGTACCGTCATCATGCCCTATTTCATATTGAACGATCAGCGCGAGCCCACTCAAGTTGACCTTGAGACATTCAGCAAATGGGAGGGCGACGAGATTGGGAACACAACTATTGCCGAGAACGTGCGCGTCTGGACCATCTTCCTAGGCTACGCAAACGAGGGAGAGCAACCGCCGTTCGTTCACTACCTGTTTGAGCCGGGGCACCTGTATCGCACCGTCAATACCTACGGATACGACAATGCTGTCGCACGACACGCCCGTATCGCCGAATGGCTCAGGAGGCGCGCTGTACGGCGCGAAGAATGGCGCAAAAACCTATCCTGAACGCTACGCCACCGACACATTTCGGGATACGGGTGACGACTGGATCGGGATCGCCGCCGTACAAAATGAAAAACCCCGCTCGACGGCGGGGCTTGAGTGACACTTGACGACAGCCTGCTGATTAGGCGATTAGGAACGCTGCGCGGTCCTTACCCTTGAGCCATTCAGGTTCGCGGCCTCGGCCGCTCCACTCTTTGCCGCTCGCCGGATCACGGTACTTAGCAGGGACGGTTCCGCCCTTGCCTGCCTTCCGCTTACCACCCTTGCCCGCCTTGCCGATCGTCACAACGTCATGCAGTTGGTGAAGTTCGACCAGCTCGTGGATGGTCGCCAGTGCGGCGTCACGTTCCTCCGCGCGCATCGCTTCAATTTCGGCGTTCAGGGCGTCGCGCTTGGCGATCAGTTCGGCAAATTTATTCGAAGTCATATGTTCCTCTTTGTTAAACGGAGCAAACAGCCCCGTTTCGATAGACATTCCCAACTCTAAGCGTTCGGCTTGTTGCAGACGTTTTTCTCAACATTCTCAGCAATTGAGTCTGGGGGAACATCGCGAAAATCCTGTCCTGCTACCTCGATGACCACGTTTCCATCAACGTCGTAACCAGTGGCAGTGCCAACGGCGACACGATGACCGACGCAATCAATCGTCCATCGGACAAGCTTGTGGTCAAGGGTTTTCCCCTCCGCCCGAACCGGAGGCGTGAAGTCGGTCTTAACCCAAAGTCGGACGATTCCCCGTGGCTCAATAGCGATGGATTCCACGTCCACAAAAACAGCATTCTTCGCGCTCTTTTCCAACAGCACCCATTGAGACGCAAAGGCCGGCACAGCACCCGCCATCAAGATAAGAGTAAACAATCTTTTCATTCTTGCACCTTAGCAAGCTTTTTTAGACGGGCTACACGCTTTATCGGCTGCTTCGCCACGACTATACAGACCTTTAAAAACCTTCGCAATACCAGCCACTCATCCCAAGCAATTCTGAATTTCTGGTAACACCGTCAATTTGACACGACGGAGCCGAACACTTACGGACGTAATATGAAAATCCTTACCCTCTCACAAATCCGCATTGTCGAAAACTCTGTGAGCTATGACGCAGAAGCCGGAACCCTTACATGGAAAACCCGCCCCGTCCATTACTTCGCCTCGGCCGACGAGTGCAATCGATGGAATAACAAGTACGAAGGCAAGCCCATCAAGGGCCGTCAAATCGACCTGCCGAACGTCGGTAAGCTATATTCCTCGCGTGTCGCGTACATCCTCCATACAGGAAAGGACCTCGGACGACAGATTGTCCAGTACATCGACGCGAACACGAAAAACTGGAGATGGGCCAATCTTCTAATAACCACGTTCAAGAAGATTAAGGACGGGAAACCCAATCTGGGAACTGTTTCGCTGAAGGAGCATGAAACTTTTCTGCGCGAATGCTTCACGTACAACCCCGACACCGGACACCTGATTTGGAACGAACGACCGGCCCACCATTTCAAGTCTCGGCGCGGCTGTTCAATCTTCAATGCGAGATTTAAGGGCAAGATCGCCGGATCAGGCGCGGGACTGAACGGACACCTTCAACTGCATTTCTCCAGTCCAGACCTGCACGTTTATAACACACGAGTCATTTGGTTTCTGGAGACTGGCACCGACCCGGTTTGTCGAATCAGACACTTGAACGGCGATCCGCAGGACAATCGCATGGAAAATCTGTATTTGAACGAAGAATAAATAATTTCCCCCGAACACTCAGTAAATACCAAGCATGCCCCAATTTGATAAATGTCGGGGCTGTAGTGTTCTTCGACAATATTCTCCGCTAGGAATATCTTCAATCTGCCGCGCTTCGATCCGGAAATATATTCCCTCGAACGAATGCCGACGGCTACGCGTCCTTTCCCGGTTTCCGCGCGACACATAAGAGCAAACCGGCCTAACTCCAACTTGGGACGCGGCATCCTGTCCGCAGCCCGAACATAAAACCTTCCCCGCCCGGCCGGTTGGGAAGGTTTTTCCATTTGTGCTCCGGTAAGGCTATGACGACGTACATTCAAACCCAACAGCGCGTACTCGCCATTACCCCAACACCTGAGTACACGGGCGTAGCCGTCGCGCAGCTCGACGCCACAATCGACGTAGGTTCGGCAAACGGCCCGCCGTTCTCCATTGACAAGCTGAACTGGTCAATCGTCAAGCTGGGAACCATCAAAAATTCGATTACCGGACTGAACACCCTTCCCTCTCAATCAAAACATTACTACGCGGAAGTGTGCGACCTCTTAATCAAATATCGCCCCGATGGTTTGGCAACAGAAAACCCCAATTTAATTGATGGAAGCGCCGCAGCGATGGCCGGGATTCTCTCAGTTATGCCGTCCGCGACGTTCACCACCACTCAGGGACTGATTTTCCCGGAAAACAAATCCACGTTCGCCACGCCTCATATCGATGAGCGCGTCGAATTCTCCCCTCTATATATTCCGCCCGAAAACTGGCGCGACTCCTATAGCAGCATGGAATTCAAATCCGCTTCCACCCCAATCCATCTGGTGGACGCCTCTTTGATCGCAATTCTGTCTCTCAGAGAAAAAGTAAAAAACCGTTTTGGGCTGGAAGTTCCGCACGTCGGGCCTAGAGGGTTTAAAAGCCTACTCAGGAACTACTATGACAACAACTCCAAAAAAGGAGCTACCAGAGCCCCATAGCTTGAAGGGGGCTTTGCATCACTCTTCCCCACCAATGCCGGATCACGCGAACTTGCGTATCCCGCGCGAGAAAGATTCCGAAGCACTCGAAGCTAAAACCCTGACATTCCAAGAGGAAACCCTCTGTTTGGAGTTCGTCAAGGATAACAATTGGCTCCGCGCCTGCCGCCGTGCGGGCCTCAAGACCTCAACCGACTTGCGTATGCAACCGCATATCCGCAAGCGCCTCGAAGAATTACACGCTCAGAAATCCAAGCGGCATGAAATAGAAGCCGACGCAATTACACAGTATCTATACAACGTCGTCACGGCCGATCCGAACGAATTGGCCGAAGTTCAGATTGGCGCCTGCCGTCATTGCTGGGGTTACGACATTTCTCACCTCGCGAAGCACGGCGAATACAAGATCAACCACCATTACCAATTCCGAACAGTCGCAGAGCAAAAGCGCGTCAAGGATGCCAACAACGGGAAATTCCCGGCTGGTAATGGCGGGATTGGATATGCCAAGGATCGCGCACCTAACCCTGAATGCCCGTATTGCGACGGCCACGGGGAAACGAACTACATAGTCAAAGATACAAACACATTCTCCAACGCCCGATTCCTGATTAAAGCACTCAAGATCAATAACGGGCAAGTGGAAGTTCAAACACACGACAAGCTTAAAGCGGCTGAGATGTTGCTCAAAGTATTGGGCGCGTTCGAATCCGACAACAAGCAGAAAAATGCAGGATTCACGATTCACGGCGGTATTGATGCAGAAACAATCAAACTGATCCAAGCAGGTGCGCTTGATCGTGAAGAAGAAGTAAAACAGTTTGCTGATGACCGATTGGCCGGACTCAAAGCACGCTTGATCGAAGGTGCTGAGGATGAGCCAACAAATTAATCTGCCGAATCTCCGGCCGGATCAGTGGGGAATTGCTTTCTCCGATCACCAATGGAACGTGGTTCGTTGTGGCCGAAGATACGGTAAATCTTACATCCTTCGCTATCTCGCAGGCGACGCGCTTCTAAAAGGTAAGCTGGTAGGCGTCTACGCTCCTCAATTTGCGACGCTAACAAAGACCTACAACGAAATCTACGGAGATATCGAACCCGTAATATCCGGATCGAACAAGGGACATTTGATCGAATCGAAAATGACCGGAGGCGGAATCGACTTTTGGTCGCTCGAATCGGGGTTATTTGGTCGTGGTCGCGAATACGATCTCCTTTTGTTTGACGAAACAGCGTTCACCAAAGACGGCACGTTAGAAATCTACCGCGACGCAATTTCACCAGTTGTCGCGACTCGACCCGGATTCCGGATATTTTCGTTCTCGACACCATTGATGATGGATTTGTCGAATTTCTTCTATGCCTTGCATGAGCATAAAGATTACAAGTGGAATCCAAAACCCGGCGCGAACAACTATGAACGTTTCAAAGTACATCATCGTCCGTCATGGTGCAATCCAAGCGTAGATGATAAATGGCTGAAAGGGGAATATCGAAAGCGCTCCGCCCTCTCATGGCGACAGGAAATCGAAGGCGAGTTTGTAGATTGGTCTGGAATCTCGTTGTTCCCGAATCTAAACACCCCTGTTGATCCACACCCCCGCTATGACGCTGTATTTGCTGTTATTGATACCGCGATGAAGTCGGGTATTGAACACGACGGCACAGCCTGTATGTGGCTTGGCTACTCCGACGTGTTCGGTCCCGATAATCTACACATTCTCGATTGGGAAGTAACGAGCCTTGACGCGTCGGGCCAATTCGATTGGTTGAAGCGAATCCTCACGCACGGCGAATCCTTGGCACGACATTACAAGAGCCACCAAGGATTTACGGCAGCGTACATCGAGGACAAGCAATCCGGGATTGTTCTGCTACAGCAAGGCAAAGAATCCGGACTCCCCGTAGAAGCCATCAACAGCAAATACACGGCATTAGGCAAAGACGAACGGATGCGAATTTGCGTCGATCCAGTACACGCCAACCGCGTCAAATTCGTTCACGAAGCCTACAGGAAAATAGTTGAATTCAAGAATGAGTCAAAAAATCACGCGCTAACGCAAATCCTCTCTTATCGAATTGGCGATAAGCAGGCATATAAGCGCGCCGATGACCTCGCAGATTGCTTTGCCTACTCTGTGATTCAAACACTCGTTCCGGAATTGACCATGAAATAATTTCAAGGATCATTATGGCTGCACCTTCATTCGAAGCGGCCGCATCCGGCGCGTCAAATCAACCCGACTGCGCAGACGGATTCGAACCGCAACGCAATACCCAGCTCTACAACAACCTCGTCAACGAGGTGATCGAGCCGGATACCGGCCTGTCCTACCAGCTCGCGAAGCAAATCTACCTGTCTCACCCGATGGGACAGCGTGTCGTGGACAACGTTATCAACCTGGCCTTCAGTCAGGAGCGCACCATTTCCGGTATCCCTGAGGATGCCAAGAAGGCGTTCAAAGCCGCATGGAACGCTGCGCGGGCAGACACCGCCATCAAGAACGTTGCCCGCCATGCTCGTATCTACGGTTCCTCAACCCTCGTTGATCTTGGCGAAGGCACGTTCAAGGTCTATGACCCGCTCATCACCGCAGGCTCACTGGTAGGCAATCTGGACCCGCTGTCGCGTGACTTCCTGTCCCCCAACGATCCAGTCGTTCGTGACTTCAAATTCACGCCTCAGAACTCCGTCGTAGCTTTCAACGGAACGCAGGTGTATCTGGCCTACAGTCAATCTGCGTTCGGATACACGGGCCGCTCGGTGTTCTACAACATGCTTCAGCCGCTCGCCGCGTTCCTCATCAGCATGGAGGTTGACGCACTGGTGCTGAAGAAGTCCGGCGTTCTCATTTCAAAGACAAAGCCAGTCGGCGCAGCTCAAAACCGTTTTTCTATGTTTTGGCAGCGCAAGAAGGCGACAGACGTAAAGAAGGCGCTCAACGGGAACGTCCTAGCTATCGAGACTGACGAGGATATCAACACCCTCAACATGGCGAACACGGCCGACGCTATGACGACGGCGCGCAACAACGTCATTTCGAACATTGCAACGGCGCTCGATGCCCCCGCAGTCATCCTGCAGAACGACGTACTGACCAACGGTTTTGGGGAAGGGAAAGAGGATTCGAAGGTTATCGCCCAGTTCGTGGAACGCTATCGGGGCGAAATCGAACACCTCTTCGAATTCATAACGCCAAAGATTCAGGAATTGGCATGGACAGAAGAATGGTACGCCTCTTTCGTCATGTCGAACCCGGCCTATGCATCAATCCCGTTCCAGTCTGCTACGAACTACTGGCGCAACAACTTCGAATACGCGTGGCCCAACTACCTGACGGAGCCCGATTCCGAGAAGGTGAAGCGCGAAGAATCATCCTTCAACGCTTACGCAAAGATTTACGAAACTCTCCAAGCAGGCATCAAGAATCCTGAAACGCGACGAGCAATCGCACAAGCGCTGATCGAACTAACGCACGAAGATTCGATGAAAACTCTTCTTCCAATGCCTATCGATATCGAGTTCGCGGACGACGACTTTGTAGACCCCGCTCCTACGGACTTCAAAGGCTCCGAACGCGTGTCAGAGGATGTAACCGGCGATCCAGACGCATCGATTGCGCCTGACACAAATCTACAGGAATAACCAATGGCATCGTGGAAATCTCGCCTCACGAAAATTATGCAAGACTTCACGGCGAGTCCACGATCTAACAACGATCTAGCACTTGCCGTATCTCTAATCAGGGAAATACTCAAGCAGGAACCCAGAGACGCGTTCGAGATTCAGGAAAGAGTACGCGGCACTCTGACCAAAACGTATCAACGAGAAATCAAAAAGCAACCGCCGTCACCGGCCAATACGTTCGCCCGTGCTCGCGTCGCAGCAGAAGCCCAAGCCCTGTTAGACCAGAAGATCGTTCAATCCCTGTCCCTCATCGAACTCAATCGGAAGAAGTCTGTAGAAAGCACCGTACAGCGGTTCATTGGTTGGGCGTCAGCTCTGCCGGCGGACCTCACGACAGACCATCCACGGCAGGTTATCGAGAAGATCGAGCGCGGACACCGGATTGTAGAGAAAAGCCCGCTGGAGATTCGCCGGGAACAGGAACGGCTCAGGGAACAGGGTATCAATCGGAAGGTGAAGACGCACAAGCGCGTGCCGGTCTACACGACGCGCTACGTTGCCGCCCCTCCCGGCCCGGAGAAAACCGAATCGCGGGCAATGCAGAAACTGAAGGCGCAGCGGGACAATATTTCGCGAGCGGCCGAAAAAGCCCTTGCCCGGTACGAGGCACAGCGCGTCACTCAGGATCAATCGCACAAGCTTGCGGCAGGCATTGCGGAAACCATTGCCGTCAACAATCAGGCAATCGGGTTCGTGTGGGAACACCACTATAGCAAACACCCCCGCGAAGACCACGAAGCACGCGACGGAATCGTATATCTGTATAGAGACTCTCCCCTCATCCGTACCGCGTTCAGCAAGGGATGGATACGAAATTCATCCATTGAGTACGTTGAAGACCTGCCCGAGATTCCCGGACAGGAAATCAATTGCCGCTGTTCGGCCTCGTACATCTATTCCCTGTCCGCCCTCTACCGCAAGGCCCCGTACATGCTCACGCAGAAGTACGAGGACGCCCGCCGGACCCGCGCCGAAACTGCCTGACATAGCAACGATCCTGACGCGATCAGCTACACACCCAATCCTTCCAAATCCCCAAATTCAGAAAGCTATTTGTAATTTTGGTGCCGAATCGCATGTTTATTTGATGCTCGGATATTGACTGAATGTGCGGGTTATGCAGGTCGGCAATTTCGCTTTACATAATGGATAAAAGCGATTTTTCGCGGGTTATTTCCGGCTAATTCACGGATTAACACAAATCCACCTCTTTGTGTGGATTGTTGGCCTGTGCAACCAATTTCACGGAGTAACCAATGTGTTGAAGCAAACAGAAATCATCGAGCAACTGAAGCAAGGCGCTCCCTCCCCTATCCCCTTCGATAACAGCCTTTACTACCTTGCGCGCATGACTGGCACGGGCGATGTGTGGCGCTCCAAGCAAGGGGAAATGTTCCGCCCGCCTGATTACTACCTGACGCCTGAGTTTTTAGACCGATGCGCGGGCGTGCCGGTAATCATGAACCACCCAACGGACTCGGCCACGATCAACCCGGCCGACGTTCGGATCGTTGGCACCGTCATTCACGCCTTCCCCAACCCTGCCGATCCGACAGAAATCCTGTGCGTGATGCGGATCATTGACGGGTTCATGCAGCAGGACTTGCTAACCAAGATTCTGTCTACGAGCCCTTCCATCGTCGTGGCGGGCTCCGTGGAAAGCGATGGCGTCATTGTGGAAGGTGCGCCCATTGCTGCGCCGGATCACTTGGCTATCTGCGAGCTGGGCGTATGGGATCACCAAGGCCCGCCATCAGGGATCGAACAAACGATCCTGCCCGCTTCCGATGCCGAATCCATTACGGCGGAACTCGAAGATATCGCGCAATCGGGGAATGAAATTACCCTCGAAGAAAACAAACAAGCGGATTCTTCAGGAAATCCACAATTTAATGAACATGCAGATGCGGGCAATGCACAAACAATCGATTGGCTCGCGTCCATACAAGTTGCGGCACCAAAGCAATTTGGAAGCCCTCAATCAAATATACATTCAGGAATTTACAACATGACCGCTGAAGAACTCAAAGCCCTGATGACTCAGGTATTGAACGATAGCGTTGCTCCACTCCGTGCGGAAATCGAAGCGCTGAAGGTTGCCAAGGTTCAAAACGACTCGACGGACGAAGAAAAGCCCACAGAAGAAGTGAAGAAGGAAAACGATGCCGTTCCGGCCGCTGTGGAACAGATCGCTGGCCCGCTCGATACGTCGGAAGTTGCTCCGGCACCTGTCACGAACGACGGTGGAGACGAGGCGCAGGAAGACGGCCAGAACGCTGCTATCGCTGAGCTGAAGGCAAAGATTGCGGCGCTTGAGGCTGCTGCTGTTCAGGCACCTGTCCTGAGCGACGAAGAAGAAGCTGATATTGCCGACGCGCAAGTACATGCGGATTCGGTCTACCAGATGCACGGCCAACGCGCCCCGCGTCCGATGGATCGTGAAACCTTGCTCGCCTACCGCCGTCGTCTGGCGAAGGGTCTGCAAAAGTTTAGCGACTCACAAAAGGACGTGAAGATTGCTGCGATTAACGACAGCCAATATTTGGCATACGTCGAAAAGCAGGTGTACGCAGACGCGGCGAAGGCTGCTCACGCGGGCGTCGCAGTGAAGCAAGGATTGCAAAAGATCAAGCGTCAAGACGAATACGGCCGAATTAGCATTGACTACGTTGGTGACATTGGTTCGTGGATGGCGGATTCAAGCCTTCCGGTTTCCATCGTGAAACCGAACCAAGCGCGTAAATACGTCACGGTCTAATCCGAAATTCTCAGGCAAGCCCCATTTTTAGTGCATTGGCGCTCGATGGGGCGCACACCTCAAAATAATTCAAAGGTAATAAATAAGATGGCTACTCCAAGCAAGTACAGCACTGGTTTTGCGGCTGGGATGTTTTCAAGCGACTGGCTCCAAGGCGGCGTACAGGGTTCGTTCATTCAAGAGCCGAACACGCGCTACTCCATTGAAGGCGGGATGAGCGTTGAGACGACGGGCGCATTGTTCGGCGGCGCAGCTATTTCCCTCGCGATGGGCTCGAAGGGCCGCATGGAACTGGGTCCGGGCGTGAAGAAGGCAACGGCAGTCACGAACGTAGACGGCTTCGTTATCGACTCGAAGATGTATCACGCGGTTGTGACCGACCGTAACGCGGCTCCCCAAGTGGCAGCAGGCGACGGCGTGCATTTCGCCCGTATCGGCTCGCGCGTTCGCATGTTCGTTGCGATCGATCCGACGTTCGCGGAAACGCTCTACGGCGCTCCGAACACTACGGTTTCGTTCGACTTCACGAAGCAACAAATCATCGCCTCTACGGGCGCTACCGACGTTCTGCCGGTCAAGGTGACGGAAGTGTTCGCGAACGGGATCACGCTGGCCTATGACTCGGTGGCGGATCGCGTTTCGTACAGCACCGGCCCTGTCGCTGTGATTCTTCTCTAATCACAAACAACTCATATCGGGGTGAACGTTCTGCCCCGCACAATAAATACCTACGAGGTTAAAAACATGGCATTTCAAGCATTTGAAAAGGTCACGCCTTCATTCACTGAGCCGCGCATCATTCTGAACTACGCGCAGAAGTCGGGAGCGTTTAACGCATTGTCGGGCCGTAAGCCTAAGATGACGACGGCACAGGGTGACAAGAAGGTCTACATCCACAAGCTGGACATGCGTAGCGATGCGCGCGTGAACCAGAGCGGCGCAGAACTCCTGCCTACTCCGTCGTTCGAAACGACGCTTATCTCTACCCCGCTGTACACGATCCGCAACCGTGCAGAGTGGGATATGGCCGACGTGCAAGCGGCTGGCAACTGGAACGTTGCTCTGCCGGAAGCCTACACAAAGGCAAACCGTCACGGCCAGTTCAACGTTCTCCGCCGTCTGCTCTTGAACGGCGTTCGTGCCGGCGACGGCGAGGGGATCATCAACACTCCGGGCGCGGTTGCAGTGAACTTCACGGCTGACGCGGCGGGTCACGATACGCTCCTGACGGCCGATCCGGACTACACGTTCAGCTTCCTTCAGCAAATCGTTACCGACCTGCGTACGCGCATCATGTCGATTAGCCAAGGCAACATCCGTATCAACTTCACGGCTCCGCAGCGCGTGATTGGTCGCCTCCAACAATCTATCGTTGAGCTGACCTCTTACCAACGTCCGGGCGCGGGTTCGGCATCCATCGCAACCGCACTGGAAGAAACGGGCGCTTGGAACGGTACGGAATGGGAATTCTCGGTTGACGACACGCTGATTGGCGCAGGCGCTGGAGGTTCGGACCTGTGCATCATCAACGCACCGGAATTGATCAACCCGCAATCGGGTAGCTCGATCAACACGAACGAATTTGCAACGCTGCAACCGCCGCTTGAAGACGCGGCTATTCAGTACACCGACCGTGCGGCCCCGACCGAATTCCCGACTCCAATTCCGGGCATGGGCGCGATTGACGTTCTCTACCATATGGAAGCGTCGGCTGGTTGGGTTGTGCGTCCGGAATCGCTTACGCTGCTCAGCATCAAATATAAGTAATTGAGCGGCATTGCGGGATAGGCCCCGCCTTAACGGGGAGTCCTTTACGGGGCTCCCCGTTTCTTTTATCTACGCATCATTTCGGCTCATGAACGGTCGTAAATAATACGGTGCGGAGGCGCAAAAGGCGCCAGAATTCCCCAATTATATATTGTAAGCGGCATTAAATTCCGCACCGATATTCTATTTAGTGGCCAACCGCCACCGGGACATACAATGAAAAGTCATATTTACCTCCTAAACGCGACCCAGCAACGTTACAACGTGTATTACCGGCTTCCTGAAGTAGCGGCGGCTCAATATGCTGACCTGATGCCGGGTGAACAACAGTGCGTGTATTCGGGCGATCCTCAAGTGATCGACATGATTATTGAACAGCTTTCGGCTTATGGCCTGATGGATTCGGCTGAATACAACCGCAATCTTACGTCAGCCAACCGCACGCGCGTACACCTGCTCTATCGCCTCGATAAGCCGTTCTCTTTCAGCGATCAAGAGGCTGTCGTACGTGATCGCGCGATTGCTCAGACGGAAAACGCTGTGACGGAACTCAAGAAAGAAGCAGCGGCTATTCCGTCAATTGAAAAGCAGCTCACGCGCGGCAAGACAGCACGTAAAAACACCGTCGAAATTTCAGCAAAACCTGTTCACGTGCTAGAAGGTGATCAATCCCTTGCACGCAGCGCGGAAGACATTGCCAAGTTTGAGATTATCAAGGATTAATCTGTAGGAGCCAATCATGATCGAGAAAGACGACGTGAATCAATTGAGGGAGGAGATTCGCGACTCATTTACGCAACTCACCTCAGGGATTGGCGAAATTCGTTCGACGCTCACGGCGTTCATTGAAAGGCTCACACGCCTTGAGGAACGCAGCGAGCGCATTCCGCAGCTCGAAAAACGCGTTGACGCTCTGGGTTCAGCAGTCGATAAGCACATTGACGACCTCGATAAGTCTGTCGACAAGCGAGTAGCCGACCTTGATAGGAAGATGGGGCCGATTCGAGACGACGTAATTTCCGCAACGACAGCTGCCAAGTGGGCGAACAAGATCGCCACGTGGGTTATGCCCGCGCTGTTCACGGCCCTTGCGGCGATTGCAGGTCTTTATATCAAGGACCACGTATCGCAACAAATCGAGCCGGTCATCAACGAAATGCACTCAATCCAGCGTGACCAGCAAGCGGACATTAACGACATTCGCTCACAACTGCGCGCGCAACAACAAAAGGGCAACGTAGAAATCCGTAACGCCCGCTATTGATTTGGAGGCTTTATGGTTTCACAAGACGGATACCTTCAGTTCCTTCGCGGAATTGTGGGCGTGCCGGTTGCGGCCCTACCCGATGACAGCCCATCTATTGCGCTGTCCTATCAGATTGGACTCGCTCTGACGCCGGGAGGTTTTCAGTGTGCGTCCGGTCTGGTGTATGAGCAAATGGTCTACTCATCCGCAACCTCATTCCTTATCACCAATACGCCGGATGAGCTTCCCTCGGTTTTTCGCCTTCCAGAGGCCCGGGGTTATGCAGCCGTATCCTTTGTCCGCTGA